AATTGGACTAGATGGGCAGAAAATTTTCAGCAAGGATCAGACTTTGCTGACGGATATAAAGGACAAGAAGTACACATAGCAGATGATGTATTCCAAGAAGCCGCAGATGGAGATCATCAGCGGTGGATTAATTATGTATCAACAACAGAATTTTTGACCAATCAGGCAGCTTTAGAAGATAAAGGTAGAAGATATTTGTCCAAATTAGTAGTATCAACATGTAATCATTTCCCCCTTTCAAGTAAAACAATTAAAGATGTTACAGCCCTTCAGCGTAGATTTTCTATTGTTAGATGCCAGAAAGTCCCCGGAGTTCCCATGAATTTAGATGATAAAACTTTCCCTCATTTGAAATTTTACTTTTATCAAGATGGAAGAGATTATGTTAAAGATACCACTAAAACCGGAGGTAAATTAGTTACAGCAGATGAATTAGCATTAGAGACCCTTCAACTTTTGAAACAGAAATCCATTATTTACCAAAAACAGACAGGATCTTCCACAGCAGAGCAGATAGTTACCGCAAAAGAAGTTTCATGGGTAGAAATGGAACAATTAGAAAGACTTATGGATTCATCAATAGTTAGATTACCAGAGTTTTGGATTGATTTAGGAGACAACTTTGGACAAGGAGACGATAATGTATCAGAAGCAGCAGATAAAATTTTCAAAATGTTACGTAAATTAAAGTTTAAATGTGAATTAGGAAATTATGTTCCCCTTATTGAATTAGTCAGAACAGAACAGAAGTGGAAATTATCAACTTATGTTATGCAACATCTGACGGCAGTACATCCGTCTTCAGAAAGATTTTTATTTAATGCAGGAGGATTTAGTGTCCTTACCAAAGTAGCAGGAAAGACTTTTAAATATTTATATGCAGATAGATTATATGTAGCAACTAATACAAATTGTCATAATTATTTCAAAGATCAACAACCCGAAAATTTTGATACCCCCAATTTTAGAGAATTTGATACCCCCCATCCAGATGAACATTTTGGTGATTGTTATGCAAATGATGAAGAGAGAAAAGCCGCAGAAGACGCCGCAGAAGATGCAGCTAGACAACGAGCAGAAGATGCAGAAGACACC